CCCGCCAAGGACAAAGTACTTGACCTTGGTCGTACCATCTCCGAGGCTGTAGACAACAGCTTGGAGTTGATTGGGGAAGACAGTGAGATGGAGTTGGAGGATTTCGTAGCCAAAGTGTTCAAGCAGGTGAAGACCTCTATCGGCTTGACGCACAGCGAGAACTCCAAGGTCGCTCAGAAGATGCAGTCGCAACTCGACGAACTTCAGAAGAAAGTCGACGGAAAGTCGGCACAAAAGAAGGAAGGTGAGGATGGCGACGGCGAGAACGAGAACAAGGAAATCAAGGCGATGAAGGAGAAAATCGCCAAGATGGAGGAGAAACTTGCGGCAAAGGAAACGGCGGACACCGTAGCCGAGAAGCGCAAGCAACTCATCGCCAAGATGTCAGAGGACATCAAGGACAACGAATGGATTGAAGGCTACCTTGCCGAAATCAATGTCACGGCTGACACCGATGTCGAAGCCAAGGCAAAGGACTATGTTGCGTTCTACAACAAGACGCACACCAAAGGAGGCAAGGTCACACCGAAATCCACCGACGGCGGCGAAGATTCCGACACCAAGTATGTGAAGAGCACGGTTGCCGAGGCAGCGAAGATTAAGAAGTCTCTGTCTGCGACTGCTGGCGGCAGCCCAGTAAGGTCAACAACAACGAACAACAATAATTAAACATTAACACTATGCCTATCCAAAACAATCCAATCGGACATTTCCGTGGTCTCGGTCTTATCCAGAAGTCTGGTGAGATTGGTGGCTACCGCAATGTCTTCGTGAACCTTGTGGGCAACCATGACGACTTGGTTTACCCGCATTTCGGCGGCAAGGTTATGAACCCTCCCAAGGGTCGTGCAAAGATGTGGGCTGGCGACTTGCTCGAATACCGTCCCAAGACTGGTAGCGACAAGCTCGACCCCGAAATCTACATCCTGCGCACCTTCGAGGTGGCAGATGCCGTCAGCAACACCACTACGGTCTACATCGTGCGTGACGAGTTCCGTCACAAGCCGTTTGTGGGCGATGTCCTTATGGTCGCCCCTGCCGTCATCGGTGGCACTGGCACTGCCGTCACCGTGACCGCTGTGACCGCCACGACCGCAACTATCAGCGGCGCTTCCGTCAATGTGTGGCAACTGACCATCAGTTCCGCTTTGACCATCACCAAGGGCGCTATCATGGTCGAAGCCGAGGAAGCTGGCTCTGACAAGAAGATGCTTGTCAAGAACATCAACGGTGTGTTCGACTGCGACGCCGACTTCATCGAGGACGAGAATATCGCCGATGTCGGCGTGACCCGTGACCAGACCACTGGCGAAATCACCGCCGTGACAGACGCGGACTTCTACAAAGCCCGTTACCAGTACACTCCTGCCCTCGGTGGTTTGATGTGGATTCACAAGATGTCGCCCATGCCCCAGTGCGTGCTCGACTTGAACATGTGCAACGTGCCTGGCTGGTATCACGTCAACTGGCAGTTGAACGGCAAGAAGACTGCTTCACAAGCAGCCGACATCGCCGCTCTCGACACTCGTGTAACCACCCTTGAAGGATAATTAAATAAGAAAGGAGATTACTACAATGTCAGCACATAAATATCCCGATTTTTCAGAGTCTTCGTTCTTCCAGATTTGGAGTCCCGAAGGCCGCGTGGTTGTCAACGAGGTGTTGAACAACCCTGACTTGGTTGATGTGAAGAACTTCGCCGCTTGGCAGCAGGACTTCGCCATCGACCCCGAAATCACCAAGCACGACGAGAAAGGCTTCGCCATTGTCAACGCCATGATGCGTGAGATTGACAAGGGCGTGATGTCCGACATGCGTGCCCCTCTCGGTGACTCAATGCCGATGGAGCAAGGCAACGCCAAGGCTTACACCGTGCCGATTGCCCACTTCACGACCCGTCACTTCCATGAGACGAAGGCTACGATGTTCGACAAGAAGCAGCGTTACGAGCAACTGCGCGAACGCTACGGCGAATACGACGCCCAACTCATCGCCTCTTACGCCGAGAAGGTTCAAGTCTTCATCGATGGTATGAACATGACCTTGACCAACATGGGCGAACAGCTCATGACCAACGGCTACATCTACTACGACAAGGGCGCTGGCATCCACGCTGGCATCCACAAGGCAGACATCCCCGCCGCCAACTTCCTCGGTGCTTGCATGTTCAAGCTCTCTGGCGGTTCAGAGGTTCAGACCACTTGGGCTGACACCGATGCATTGCTCATCGACTCTCTCAACCGCTTGGTCGAGAAAGTCAACACCAAGCTCGCCAAGAACTGGAAGTGGCAGATTGACATGCCCAAGGCTGTTTGGGACAACTATGTAAAGAAGAACAAGCAGGTGATAACCACCATGTTCTACCGCACCAACCCCGCCATCGTTCTTAACGATGCCGTGGCTTCCGCAAGCCTTGCGATGTCGTACACCGACCAGCAGATTCTGGACATGCTCAACGAGCGTTTGAACAACATCACCGTGTATGTCCACGACACTGCACAGTACGACGCTTTCGACGGCGTTGTCCGTGGTTGGAAGACTGGTATCGTCACTCTGCGTCCTCTCGGTCGCGCTGGTATGATGCGCCACACCGACATCTTGGATGCCGAGTATTTCGACGACCGCTACTCCAACCCCGCCATCAAGGACTACTACGTCCCCGCTCTCGGCGGCTTGGGCTACCTCAACAACACAATCTGGCCGAACGGTCGTGACTTGGAGTACCGTACCCGTTACATCTACTCCGCCACGCCTTCGCTGGACGAGTTCCTGTACCACTTCATGCTGACCACTGGCACTGCCAGCGACAACGGAAACTGGTACTAAACCGAAAAAAAAAGGAAAGGAATAGACGAGCATGGCGGCAATCGAGTTTGACATCTTGCAGTACATGAGCGGCTTGACAGGATTCACCTTCGACAAGGCGGTGCTTGAACGCATCGCCTTCGAGAGGGGGGTCGAGGAGGTCGCGGAATACGACGAACTCACAAAGCGTGACCGTGACCTCATTACAGCCGACTTGTTGCTTACGGCGTATCTCTCGCCCAATGTATGGGCTTCCTACGACCAATCGCACGGAAGCTACAAGAAGGGCGTCGGTTCGCAGACCATGTACAACAAGGACGAGATTCTCGACTGGCTAAGGGGAATCTACGAGGAGTACGAAGACCCTATGATAGACCAGTTGCCAGACAACTCGGCGCGAGTGTTCTTCCGTAACGACATTTAAAATAGGACGACCAATGGCATACATCGACAGGGGCGAATTGCAGGACTATCCTTTCACTGGCACTTTCTACCGTGCCGTGAAGGACACATCGTCGTTGCTTGCGCCAGTGACCGAGGAGGTCGTCGCAGAGGTGGTTTGTGACATCCAAGAGGACGCGAACTTCCGTGCGACCCAAACCTCCAAGGCTGTTTATGGCGTATATGTCCCTTTCGACGGTGACGAGGATATTGTTCCCGTGCAGCGTGGCATGATGTTCCGAGGCTACCAATACGGATTGCTTGTGGCTGGCAAGGTCATAGGCGTGTTTCCGTCACAGTTGGGTACATTCGAGAACTACACGGAGCGCGGGAGCGACGTCGTTCCTCACCACTGCCGAGGTTATCTTGCGAGGGTGGAGGCTACGGACGTATGATTGGAGGAATCTACTGCGAGGCTTCGCTTGGCCCGATTTACGACAATGGCGTACTGATGTCGGTAAGACAAGGTATGCAGCGCCTTTTCGGAGAAAAAAACATTGTGCCAAAAGGAGAAACCCTAAACGAGCAGATTATCAACTATTGGTACACTGACATCAGTCGTAGAATGAGCAGAATTCTCAGTTCGTGGAAGAATCCGACAAACCGTGGATATTATAACCGTACTGTTGACTTGACACGAAGCATTTGCTTGGGTGTCTATCATAACGGGAAACTAAAGAGAATGTATCGTTTCACTGGCGGTCATAGGGAAATGGGGATGTTTGATTCAAGCGGAAACGCTTCTGATATGTCAACATTCCGTATGGAACTTGTAAGTTACGACAAGCATCCAAGTCCAGCCGCAAGAGCAATTCAGTTCTTAAAGGAATATGAGTTGATTTACAGGAACGATTTCACGGTAGTCATAGCGGCGACAATGCCTTATGCTGTTAGATTGGAATACAACGGCAACGGAGCAGGCTCGCAGACAGGTTACAAAGGATATAACCTTCCCGTCTTGAAAGATGTCGTCAATAGGATGCTTGCAGCAGTCTACGACTTCAAGAAAGACAACAAAGGCGGTGTAATGTACGGATATGTATTTGAAACTGGTGGAAGATTTGAAGCATGAGAGAACTGAACAGACACGCAAACACAAGTATGGTCGAGGAGTACCTGTACGGCATCTTGAACGGTGTCGTATCTGACCACACCTTCGCTGGCACTTTGCCTTCGGCAATAGGCAACGAATGGAACGATATGGTGCTCATTGACTGTGACCTGCCCATGACCGACTACGGCGTGTATAGTAAGGCGACAGTCTATGTTTTCCTCTACGCGAGACCGAACCCAGACGGGTCGAAGAACGTCCCGCTACTGTACCAGATGGAAAACAAACTATGTGACGTGCTCGACAGCATCTCAGACGACCACTACTCCGTTGAACGCATATCCAACGGTGCCGACTACGACACCAACATCCAATGGCACCGCAACTTCGTCTATTTCAACCTTACAATAACTTGCTAATAAACAAAAGTACAACAATAAAATAAGAAAGGATTAACACTATGGGACTTACTAAAATCAATGCAGGTCAAGTTCGTTTCCAAGACCCCACTTCTGTGGTCTTCATTCCGTGGTCAGAAGGCGCTCCTGGCACTGACGGCTATGACATCCATGACATCGTTGGCGACACTTTCTCGTTGACACAAGACGATGCAGACCGTACCGAGATTCCGTGGGAGTTCGGTGACGACCCGTTGGACGAGAACATCTCCTTGGGTAACCGCAACCTCGCCATGCAGTGCTTGGACTACCAAGACGACATCATGAAGACGTTGTTCGGGTGGGACACCGAGACAGAAGGTTTCTCCGTCGCCCCATCGCAATACTCTGAGCTTTTCTGCACTATCGTACTTCGCTTTGGCGGCATCGGCAAGAACATTGTCATGCCGAAGGTGAAGATGGACAGCAAGACGGTTTTTGAGAACTTGCGTACCGACATTGCCCGTGGCGAGCTTGGAGGTGTGCTGTATGCCACGCCTGTAAAACTCGGTGCTGCCACTTCTCTTACCGAAACTGGTATTTTCTTTGCCGAGGATGGCAAAGCCTTCACTGTTGGCGCAACGCAGTCTGGCTCAACCATCAGCGGAGGCACGATTGTTACCCTGACCGCTGAAGGCGGGGACATCACCATCGCAGCCGCTTCCTAATCGGTAAGAACGGAATTTTAAGTTCAAGGGAAAGGGAATGGTCTTAGTACCGTTCCCTTTTTCAGTAAAACGAAAGGAGAAATAAAATGTCACTAACAATTACAAAAGATAATTTCGAA